GATTAATGGCGAGGAATGCGTTGGTGATTGTCATTTGTCTAGAGCTAATTTGGCGGCTTTGTTATACCACTTTGTTGTTTTTTTGAGTGCGTCGCCAATCGCTTGATCTGCCTGATTTGGCTTTAGGACGTTCTTCTTCGACGTGTGGCGAGCGTTGTTGTCTAGGACCGCTTGCGAATTGATTGAGGCTCCAGTGATCCTGGCATGGCCTAGATTGCCGTGCTTCTGAGCGTATCCGAGGAAGTTCTTGCCGATGTTGATGCGCTGCGTCCCGGTTTGCTTGGATGCTATTTCTTTGCCTGCCCCAAGGAATCCGCCTTTGGCCATCCCGACATTCTGGAGTCGTTTCTTGATTGCGGCTTTCATCGCTTTTTTCGTGGTGATGATCTTGCGCCCTCGGTCAGACTGAACGCGCCCCCGGCTGTCACGCTGGCTTTGAACGTAAGCGTCGATTCCAGACGGGTCTTCCGTTACCATGCTCATGTCGATAGCTTCCCACATTCCGCTCTTGTTCTGGCGGCGGCGGACCTTGCCGGATTTGATCGCGGCGAAATAAGCGGGCTGGACGATTTCAATGCACTTGATCCAGCTTGACCATATTGCATTGACCTGAATTTTCTTCGTGCCGGATTGCCCGAATGCCTGAGTTACAATCGCAAGCTGTCGAGCAGATTGAACCCCCCACCGCGCAACTGCCTGCTTAGTGCTGTCGCCAAATCTGGCGGACGCCTTTTGCAAAGACGCCTCCAGTTTCTTGCGGTCGAACTCAGCGGTTAGCTTCATGCTTTGGCGGTGTCGGTCATGTGAATTACCACGATGGGATTGCGCGACTCGATGTTGGTAACGCGCCAATTCCGCTCGCGAGCGACCGCTATCTTTCCGATGTAGCTCGACGCAATGAGCGGATAGGACGCGATGAAGTCGGCCATGTCGCAAACTGCATCCATGGTCGGGCTCATGTCGAATCCTCCGTCAACTAGGTCGCGCTGGTCCTGAATCTGATTCAGAACACAGTTGAGCGCCGCTCCTCCTGATATCAACACGGTTTCAGTTCCGATGATTGCGGACGCCTGAGAAAGCGCGGCGGAAGTGAAGTCAGTCAGCAGGCTCATGGCTCCTTGATTCCGCACTTGCCGCCAAAGTCAAAACGAAAGCGGCCCACCCGTTCCCGAGTGAGCCGCTACCGTATGAGCAACCGAGCTTAACCAAGAAGGACGGAAATGTGTTCAGGCTTGATGACCTTGACCCCCCAAGCAATCGCGACCTCGTAAACGGTCATGCGATAGCCGGGATAAGCTGCAAGCTCAAACGACAATCCAGAAACCGGATCGGTTATCGTTTCACGCATGAGCGCAAGATCCGGCGTAGATTCGTCAACCATCGGGAGACGGCTAGCAAGAACGAGTGCATTTTGGCTGAGTCCGATGCTTCGCGAGGCGGTAGCGACAACCGTAATTGCGCGGGTAGCGGCGGACTGCGCCTTGCGGAGTCCTGGAGCGGCAAGCGTGATGGTGTCGCCCGAGGCTGGATTTGCGCCAGCGAAGGAAACCGAGGCAACGACATACTTATTTGCATCGTTTGCAAATGTGATGATGTCGCCAGCTGCCACAACGCCAGTGCCTGCGGTCGCAAGCGGAATGACGGTTTGACCAACAGTAAACGCAGCATTCGAGGAAGTTGCGGATGCCATGGCGCCAGCAGTGACAGTCGGAACCTGGGCTGATTCACGGAACTTGAAGCCGTTCACGTCGAGGATCATTCCTTGGCGGGTCATATCGCCATTCAAGGAGGTGTTCGCGTTAAGCGGATTGTTGAGGAGCGTGCGAAGCGCGGCCCCGGTAGTGGTGTCGATAACAAGGCTACGGTTGGAACCAGGAGCGCCGTTGTCGTCGAGGATCTTTTTGAGCTGCGCGGATTCTCCCAAGTTGGTCGCAAAGGCTGTAGTTCCTGCCGTGCCGTAAGCGCGGGAGGCTCCGAGATATGCGGCATTGGCAAGGTCGATTTCGACCTCGTTGACGGCGGAGCGGATAGCTTGCGCAATCTGGTCCTGAGCGACGGTCAGGCTTCCGGGGCCTTGATCCACCGAATACTTTTCTTCAGCGGTCCAGGAGAACGGGAAGGCGCGAACCTTTGAAATGGTGATTGCGGTGTTGCCAATCGTCTGGTCGGACGCGGCAGGGAAGGCCAGCGCCGGGGGGATGTCGCGGCCGCCAGCATTAGCAGGGGTCTTGAACGCCCGAACGGACTGATTGAGTGCCACGCGGTCAACGGAAGGATCGCGAGTGATGGAAGGAATGAACCCGACAAGCTCGCGGGAAACCACGTCAAGCGCGGCGTAAGCGTCGGGGATTAGGTTGGTGAGGGTATTAGCCATGGTGGTATTCGATTAATTCGAGGTGAGAGTTTTAGTCGGTGAGTTTGCCGCCGTTGCGGAAAAATTGAGTCTTCTGAATGGCTGCGAGTTCGCGGAATTGGGCGAGGGTGAGAGTCTTTGATTCTTGGCTAGACGCGGCCTCAATTGGCTTCTCAAGTCCAGCTTCCGCGACGAGCTCAACAGCCTTCTTGGCTGCGGAGTTTTCGGCTTCCACGATCTTGGTTTCAGCCTCTTGAACTTTAGCCTCAAGACCTTCAACCTTGGCGGCTTGCGCTTCCAGTTCTTCGATCTTGGACTGCTTGGCGGCGAGGTCTTCGCGAGCGGTTGCCAGTTCGTTCTGGATTGCTTCCAATCCTTCTTCCTTCGCAAGTGCATCGGACTCAAGGTCGCTGATGCGTGCCTCAAGACCTTCGATCTTTTCGCGAGCCTGCTTCTGTGTGAAAATCAGATTCATTGCCTTTGGTGTTGATTATGGTTTCCGAATGTCAAATGAGTTTTATAGGCGGCTGAGTAGTTCCATTTTGCAGTCCTCTTCGCTACCGAGTCCGTCGATCAATCCGAGATCTTCCGCTTTGGCTCCAGAATACCAACCGGCACGCCAGATTTCGGGGTCGAGCGTTGCACCTGCTTTAGTGCGTCCTTGCAAAACATGATTGTGGAAGATTTGACCCGCTAGATTGATTTGCTCCTGAAGGAAGATCATTTGATTACTGTCCGGCATGAGGTGGAACGTGCTTTTCAGGTCCGCGCCCTGATTGACGATGGCCTTCCATTCCACGCCCATCATTTTCCAGAACTCAGTATCGTCGGCCCAGCAAAGAATGGTGCCGATATTTCCAACGTCAGCAGATGGGTTTGCCGTGATAAATCCGGTTCCTGAAATCAGCTTGTAAGCAGCGGAACAAGCCATGCCGACGCAATGGGCGGCAGTCGGGACCGGAAGTTGCGCGATGTATTGAGCGACTTCTAGATTACCGGAAACCGTACCGCCTGGTGAGTTGGTGCAAAACAAAATCGCCTTGGCTCCATCTTTCAATGCGTCTTCGATTTCATCCATGATGGTTTCGTATCCGGTCGCCATGCCCAGCTTTTCATAAATCTTTGGACATTCATCCAATAGCATTCCGCTGATGTTGATTTCTGCGATGCCGTTGCCGTCGATTTCCATGCACTCGCGAGGACAAAACATGTCCTCCATGCAGAAGTATTCTTTCGGCTTGTCGGAAATCGCTACGGATTTCAGCGCAAACTCTCGGACCATATCCGTGCGGGCAAGCCATTGCTTGCGCATGATTGCGGAGGTTTGGATTGCTTGGGTAGATGTAAGCGTCATGGATTCGGATTAGGTTCTGAAGGTTGGTCCTGCGGCTGATTTGCCATTTCATTAGGCGTCATCATGATCATGTCCCGCTCTGCAATCTTAATTTCGACACCGGATTTCTTGGACATTTCGTCCGCGACTTCGGCGGCGATAATTTGACGTGTCGCGACCGAAATTGCCCGCTTACGATAAAAATCTTCTTCGCTTCCAAGTCCCTGCGATTCAAGGATTTCGGAAAGGTTGGCGGCTCCGGTAATCCAGCGGTCCATCTCCATCTTGGATTCCCTTCCGTCGTCCACGGTAAGGCGCGGAGGACGCGAGAATGTCCACGACATCGGGTAATCCAAGAGTGGAAGCCGTCCGTTGACTTGGAATACGCTGTAAGCCCATGTGAACGCGTTCAGCGCGGCCTTGTTCAGGGTCTTTTGACGCTGAATGATGGACTTGCGGGCCTTGATGATTTCGGCTCTGGCGTCAGTTCCTTGACCCGCGCCTTCCCAAACGAGGGAATATGGCCATTTGACGCCAGCAAGGGCAATCCTGACCATGTGATCGTAAAACCGTTTCCACGCCTCGCCTGGATTCTCGTGCTTGATCTGCTCGATCTTGTCGCCAGAATTGCTTCGCATGTAGCGGATTCCACCCGAGTAGTCCTGCATCTGGACACCGAATTCGTCACCTGTCGCGTTATTGGTTTGCGTGAGTAGGGTTGAAGATGGGTCGTCAAGGTTTGGACCGCCATCCTCGTTGTATTCGATCAGGTGGAGGCGCGAAACGATCATCAAGCGCGTGCGTTCGTCTTGTTCGCTCGCCAGCATGGTCTTGAGTTCTTCAAGTGCATGGGTGAAGGCGGGTAGTCCGCGTCCTTGCTTGGAAAACTTTGGATCAAACAAATGGATCACGTCCGACGCTGGGAAGTAGGCATACACTTTGTTGTCCGCATCCGTCGAAATTCGATAGGCGGCTGGCTTTCCGGATGCGTAGTAAACGATTCCATCGCGCATCTGATAGCCATTGAATTGACCGGAATCGTCGTCAGACACACGGCCTCCAATGCCGGAAGTCGCGCCACGGCAGCGGTGATATGGGATTGTTTGAAGGCGCGGGAATCCGTCCGTTCCTTTGATCTTGAGCCAGAATTCCCCGCCGTCTCGATCGATTGCGATGGACGCCAATTCCAAGCGAGTCCACCAATCCAGAGGATTTCCGACAACATCGCAATTCGGATACCACACGTTCCGCATGAAGCTTGAAACGGTTTTTCCGTCCGCCATATCGGTTGGCCCCGTGTAGGTCGGAAACCATGCTTCGCCAACAGAGTAATCGGCCTTCTGGTCAATCGCCGCCCGTGGAATGCCGTGGTTAACGTAAAGCCGCTGCGACAAACTGACTAGCACCTCCCGATCATAGGCCGGAATGAGCTTGTCAATATCCATGACACGCGGCTGATACTGCGGCCCGCGTGTGCGCGAACGGTCGGCAGCGTGCGCAAAAGTAGTCGGCTGATACGGTCTCCCGAATTCGTCAAGGATTGCCATGGCTTAGAAAACTGCGGTTGTTTTGTTGCTGATTGGCATTCCGGAGTCCGCCATTTTGCAGACTCGGGTTAGAAGTTGAAGCCGCTCGCTTGCGGTGATCGTCACGGACCCGGTAAAGCTCTGTCCGTTGACCGTGCTCGAAACGATTGTCATTCCGCCGTTAGCACTTGTCGCTATCCTCAAGGCAAGAGCGGTGCGCTCTTTACGGATTGCCGCCATCCCTGCTTGGTTGTCTTTGAGTGCGTCATAGATCCCGAGTGCCGTTTGAGCGACGTTCATTCCGCCTCAATTAGGTATCCTGCGCGAATGGCAAGCTTCTAATCCGTGACTTCCACGTGCGCTTGAAGCACTCCATAAATCGCCATAGCGACCACGATCATGACCTCACAATCCCAAAGGTGGTTAGGTGTATGGGATTTCAGCGGTTCCCAGATCCATTTGCCGGGCGATTTCTCGCGCTTTTGCTCGGATTGCATGTGTGCGTGGTAATGCTTTGAGGCATCCACGGGGATTCCAAACTCGCCGCTTCCCATTAACGCGGCTAGTCGGTCCTTGGCAAGGAGGTTAGAGAACTTGATGAAGCGATACTTGATTCCGTCCGAAGATTGGCCGTGAACCCATTCCGAGAAGATGCGTCGGAACTTGCGGTTTCCAGTCCGGTGAATGTAGCCGTCGCCCTGGTCGCCCATGAGAAGGTTCCACGGATTCATGTCGGTTGAATTGCGGGCAAGATGCGCTTGTTTTGCTGCCTCTTCCGGTCGCCAGCGGGCATCGACAAACACGAATCGGTTTTCGAGCCCGTAGCGTTCCTGAAGATGCCGGATGTTCTCCCACGATTCAACCCGCCCTTCCCACAAAAGACGTGATGACCCCCCAATTTTACAGGCTCGGATCGCAACCCAAAAGTGGCCTTTTTGACAGTCCGCCGTCATGAAGCGGAAGTCCTCGCCTTCCCATTTCTGCCCTTCGTGGTATGCGTTCTTGGCGTATGGGTCGCCGGAAATGGTAAGCACCGGAACGTCACTGGGAGGCTTCCAGAATTGCGCGAAACGCTGGTTGGTGACTTGCTCCAGTTTGTCGAGTTTGCCGGTCTTCTTGTCCTCGTTGGCCAAGATCCACTCGCGCACGATGTCTTTCCATTCGTAACGCCAGACGGTCATGAAGGACGCCCGAAAGGTCCATCGCTTTGGGATGAACTTGCCGCCATCCCAGACGGGTTTGCAGTCAGCCCACGCTCGCCGGTTCCGCTCAGTATCTTCAAATTCCTCTCCGCAATGGGGGCATTTCAAGCGGACCGTTTCAAAGATCGCGGGCCAGTCGAATTCCTCGTTGCCGTCCTTGATCTTGTCATACTGGAAATTGTTCCAATCAAAAATGTGCCCCATTTTGCAGGATGGGCAGAAGTGCTCAAACTCATGCCACTTGCCATCCTTGCAATGATTGTGCCACTCGCCACTCTCGTATCCGCCTTGCGATTGGAGTAGGTTCTTCCGGTTCCATCGCCCATGATGGCGCTTTAGGAGGTAGCCGATCATGCCGGACTTACCGTCTTGCTCCCATCTCCAGACCTCATCCCCAAACGTGTAGCGCATGGATTTCTCTTGGAGGTTGGTCTTGTTGGCCCCGCCCATGAACGTGTGCATGTGACGCCATCCAACCGAGTCCTTTTTCCAGTTGCTTCGCTCGGCTCCGATCGGGATGTAACCCCGCGTGCATGGCGAGGTCTCCCAAATCTTGCGCATGCGGGATTCGCACCAATCTTGGACGGTGGCGTCGGTCTGACCAACGATCAGAGTATCTCCAGGTTCTTCCGCGACGATGAACGTGTTGCAGGCTTCAATGATGGCAGTCTTACCAAATCCGACGCAGGCGATGACGTTGATTTCGTAGATTTCAGGATCTTGGAAGGCGTCGAGAATAAACCGATGCGCCGGAACGGCTTCCAGCGAATAGCGCGAGCCGTGGGTTGAGTTTGGGAGGTAGACGTTTTCCGTAGCCCATTCGCCCAAGCTCATTTCCTTTGGCGGACGGACACCCTCCCGGAAGCCGTCAAGAAACGGTGATTGGGAATCGGTCTGCATCAATTTGGGAAAGTTCTACTAGCTTTTCGCGGCTGAACTTGGCAATTGTTTTCTTCATAGCCCCGGCATCAAGTCCGACAAGTAACGGAGTGAGGTCGTCGGATAGTCGCAGGAACATAGAACGGACCGACATTCCTATTTTCATCCCGGATGCTAGCTGGGATTCCTTTGATACGTATGTGCCGCGTTGAACCTCTAGGTCAAATTCCTTTAGGTCGGCTTCGGCTTTTAGCTTGCGGAGTTTTGCGTCATTGTAGGTTTCCTGATGACTTTGACCGCTTGCCATTTGTGCAGCTCTGGCTTGGACATGCTTCAGATCAGCAATATCAACGCCCTCCCCGCGCCAGTTCTTTAGCGTGGCAAGGGAAATCCCTACCTTCTCCGCCATTTCCTTCTGGCTTATTTCTCCTAGTTTTTGTCGGGCCATATTGGATAAGGCTAGCGTGTTTTTAAGTTGTCGCAGATAAATCCCGTTAATTACCTTAAC